GTGCAGGTTCTGGTGGAAATGGTAGTAATTATGTCGCTTACTGTTTCGCAGAAATAGAAGGATACTCCAAATTCGGCAAGTATACAGGGAATGGAAGTACAGATGGTACATTCGTCTATACAGGGTTTAGACCTGCTTTTGTTATTTATAAAAGAACTAATGCAACAGAAAATTGGCAAGTTTTAGACACAAAAAGAGATATAGATAATCCTGTCGGACAACAATTATATCCAAATTTATCTGCAGCAGAAGGTACAGAAAATAGATTAGATTTTACTTCAAACGGATTTAAATTTAGAAACAGTGGAACAATTTGTAACGCATCTGGTGACACATACATCTACATGGCATTTGCAGAAAACCCATTTGTAACATCAGGTGCAGTACCTGTAACAGCCCGATAGGAGGGGGGCACGGTATGGCGAAAGACCCAAGACTAAAACGAGCGGGAGTAAGCGGATTCAACAAACCGAAGCGTACTCCTAATCATCCAACGAAGTCACACGTAGTGGTGGCGAAAGAAGGCGACAAAGTTAAAACAATTAGATACGGACAGCAAGGTGTGTCAGGCGCAGGAAAGAATCCAACAACTGCCAAACAAAAAGCTAGAAGAAAATCTTTTAAGGCAAGGCACGCGCGAAACATAGCCAAGGGCAAAATGTCTGCGGCATACTGGGCGGATAAAAGTAAGTGGTAAAGTTTAGATATTTAATTCCGTTATACATAGCTGTGCTGTGCATGGGTGCATTTTTAAATTTGCATGCTGAGACCAATACTGTGTCCTCAACCGTATCTGGAACTACAACAGTAGACAAAACTCCAAGCACTGCTTCGGCTCCATCCGTGATCGTAAATAATCAGGATGTATGTATTACGGGTTCGTCGGCTGCTGTGCAAACCCAAATACTTGGAATCGCAGGAGCAACTGTTAGTACAGATGAGAACTGTGAAAGATTAAAATTATCTCGTGCTTTATATGGTATGGGAATGAAAGTAGCTGCAGTGTCTGTATTGTGTCAAGACCCTCGAGTTTTTGATGCAATGGAAATGGCAGGAACTCCATGTCCATATTTTGGAACTATAGGTGAAGTAGCACAAGCAGGATGGGATTCTCATCCACAAGATAAACCAGGATACAAGGAGCCTATAAACTATGAGAAATATATTGTGGGTAGTCTGTTGGCTATCATTACTGGTTTCGCTATCTTCTAAATCAGAAGAAGTAACTACAGAAAATTTATTAAAAGATAGTACAGATACTACAATTAATGATGTAGGAACCTCTAATAACTCCTATGGAATGGAGGGTGCAGAGTTTACTACAGGAAATGAAAACCTCGGAGGAGGCTCAAAAAACTTTGACATTGATTTGTCAGAATATAAAAACATCGATTCAATCAAATACGGAAGCACTGTCTACAGCCATATATCAAATTCAAACTTACCTTCATGTGCTAACACAACATATGACTGTAGAGATGAATTCAAAATCACAGTCAATCTTTATAACGATTCCGTTTTAGTAAAAACTTATAACCACAATTATTATGATATTAATTGGTCTGGTTCTAAAGATTACGAATATACACAAGACGTAGCGTCAATAGTATTTAACTCAGCCGAGTTAGAATTATATGGTATTGATGCGGGATATCCTGGCGGGTATTATGGTCCAGGCTTTTCTGATTATTACTTTACAGCAACATATAAAATTATTGAAACAGTTATTGACCAAGTATTAGATTCTATTGAGATGGATCTAATTAAAACTGATTACAAGATGTATGAAGATATATCTTTTGAGATAGACATACAAGATCCTCAAGGTGATATGTTGTCTTTTGAATTTGATTTAGTAGAGCCTGAAATGGTAGAAATAGAAATAGATGCTCCCATGATGGAAGAGATTGCTCCTGTAGAGGAGATGCAAACAGAACTAGACATAGATATGAATATGGAAATGGAGGAAATAGCAGATGAGATTAACGTCGAAATGGATATTACGGAAGAAGAACCCGATAGCGAAACTGCTGGAGAATCCGCTGTGGAGGCAGAGGAAGAAGGAGAACAAGAAACAATACAGCCGCAACAAACAAAAGAACGAGTTGCTCAAAAAATCATGGCACGAGTTATAGAAGAAGGTAATCAAGCTGTACTGAATAATGTAAAGCTGGCTGTCATGGCACAGCTAGCTGACACAGAAGCTTTTGAACAATATCAAGTAAAACAAATAACAGATAATAATTTTGAAGTATTTATGCAGGAACCCCTTGAAGATCCATACGCAATACTGTATGATATAGGCAACGATTATCTAATGGAACAAATGGTGAATCAACAATGGCAGAACTAGAATTTGCAGGTGTAAAGTTTAAAGGCGGAAAGATTGTAGTAATCTTAACTGCTCTATCTACATTAGCAGGTGGACTATGGGGTGGCTTTGAATTTTATAAAGACTATCTTGATATGAAAACAAAGATCCAGGAATACACAGCTCCTGATCTATCCGAGTATGATGAGCAAATAGCTGTACTAAAATCTGAAATAGATTTAATGCTTGATGAAATTACTTTAGTGGCAGACGTAGCAAAAGATTTAAAGAACGATATGAAGGCAGACTTACGTAGTATGAATGGTGACATCCGACACATTACAGAGATAGTTAATGATGTAGAAGATAGACAGAAAGAAGATACACGTGAAATATTTGATGAGTTAAAACTAATTGAAGAACAATTAAACCTAGAAATAAATAAAGCATTAAATAATCCACTGTCAGCCTTGACAAATAAATAATACTTCCTATATAATATACATAGCCGCCGTAAGGGGCTAGTAAACTTCGCTTGCAAAGGAGGTATATTATGACAAGCCTAGAACAATACAATCCATTTTGGATAGGATTTGATGATCTATTCAATCGAATGGACTCATTCGAGTACACATCATTCCCACCCTATAACATTAAAAAAGTAGACTCTGAAAACTATGAGATCGAAATGGCTGTTGCTGGTTTTACCAAAGACGATGTAAAAGTTAAGTATGCAGAAAATACTTTAACCATCACAGGTAAAAAGAAAGACAAGCAAGAGTCCAAGCAAATGCTACACAAGGGCATATCAGAAAAGAACTTTAGTAAACAGTTCCAACTAGCTGATGACTTTGTGGTCGAAGATGCAGGGTTGCAAGATGGACTACTTTGTGTTAAACTTAAAAAGATAATTCCTGAAGAGAAGAAGGAAAAGATTATAGACATTAAGTAATCTCACTTTCGGGGGTATCTTTCCAGGTGCCCCCCGCTTTCAGGTCACAGGAGAACAAATGTTAGATCAAGTTAAGAATTATAAAGAACGTATGCAAAAAGTTTTGGCAGAAGCAATTGCTGCCAATAATCAGCAACTCCTCAGCGGATCTGCTGATGACTATGCTGCCTATAGATTTTTAGTAGGCATAGGTCAGACATTAAACGACATGTCTGATAGACTAGAAACCGAGTACAAGAAATTGTACAAAGACATTGCAGGAGGTAATGATGAGTAAACTACCCAAGCCACAAGGCTATAGGATGTTACTGAAACCATGGGAACCACCAGCCGCAACAGCGGGAGGAATCCTGTTATCTGATCAGTCCAGAGAGCTCGCAAAATTTGCTTGCGTTGTATCTCAAGTAGTGGATATGGGTCCAGAATGTTATAAGAACATGGACAAATCAGAAACAACATGGTGTAAAGTGGGCGACTATGTACTCACTGGTAAGTACGTTGGACTGAAGTTCAAGTATGAAAACGAAGACTATTCGATCATTAATGATGATGAAGTAGTGGCAATCGTACCAGAACCAGATAAAATAAAACATAGATAAGCCCTTGCAATATACCCACAATATGTGGTATTATATTGTTTACAGCGTGAAACGCAGTTCGCAACTGACGGAGGTATAAATGATAGAAGACCCAAAACAAGAAGAACTTAATCAAGAGGAAGAACTCGAGATTGAGATTGATGAAGGTGGGCAAGAAGAAAGCCAACCTGAAGAGCAGCCAGCTCCAGAACCAGAAACTCCCGAAACAGATGAAACTGAAGATGAAGAACCCGTAGAGGAAGAAGCATCAGCAGAGCCAGAAGAAGAGGAAGAATCTGATGACAAAAGCAAATATGGCAAAAGAGCTGAGAAGCGAATCAAGCGCCTAGTCAAGCAACGTAAAGAGCTTGAAGAAAAACTAAAGGCGATGGAAGAAGAGAAGCAAAAGTTCCAGACGGAACGCGAAGAACTTCTTGGTAGATCCGCAGAGTCAGAACTAGCTGCAGTAAAGCAGTATGGTGATAGACTAAAAGCTCAAGAGAGAGAAGTATTGTCATCTCTTAAAGCTGCTAAAGAATCAGGCGACTTTGAAAAAGAGATTGAAGCTACCGATAAGTTAGCCTCAATTAAAGCAGAGTCTTTGATTGTAAAGCAATATGAAGAGAAGGCAAAGTCAACCTCTACTAAAAAAGTTTCTGCTGAAGAAACTGCTGAGACAAAACCTGAGAAGGGGGCACCTGTTCCAGATAGGCGCGCCGTTCAATGGCAAAAAAGAAACTCGTGGTTTGGTGGGCAAAACCAATCTGAAAAGATTATGACCCAAGCCGCCATGGTAATACATAAGGAGTTAATAGATGAAGGTGTATATCCTGACGCTGATCCTGATGAGTACTATAGTGAACTTGATGCTCGCATCCGTTCTGAGTTTCCTGAAAAATTCAAGGCAGCTAGCACAGCGAAAAAAGTACAAGTAGTGGCGGGCGGAACGCGCACTTCCCCCAGTGGCAAGCAAAAGGTCACATTGACTAAATCAGAGGTAGAGACTGCTAATAAGTTAGGAGTATCTTTACAAGAATATGCGCGACAAAAAATGCGCCGAGATGGAACGGCGGGATAAGGAGTAGATGAATGACACAGGCTACTAAGACAACTCGAACAACGCGAGCTTCGGGTACTCGCAAAAAGACGTGGACTCCACCGAGCAAATTGGAAACTCCAAAAGCTCCAGATGGTGTTCACTATAGATGGGTTCGACATGAACTCTTGGGTGATGATCACGCAGGTAATGTCCATGAAAGAACTCGTCAAGGATACGAGCCAGTTAGACCAGAAGAACTTGGCGGCGACTGGCAAGCGGATGTTTTAGACACAGGTAAACATGCGGGTATAGTTAGATCAGGTGATTTGATTTTGATGAAGGTCGATCAAGAAATTGCAGACCAAAGAAATGAATACTTTGCTAACAAAACCAAAGCTGCAGAGGGAGCAGTCAACTCTGAGTTGCAGAAAAACAATAGCGCAGTTGCACCTATAAGCCAAGACGAACAGTCTTCCGTCTCAGTAGGCGGAGGAAGAAACGCAAAGTTTGAGGACTAATCGTTTGGTTACCTCTGCTTTGCATAACAATAACAACGGAGGTAAAACATGGCATATGGTTTAAAGCCAGTAAAGCACGCTAAAGGTGGTCTCGTAAGAACCAATAACTTTAGTGGTGTTAATGGTTACAGAATCGCTGCTACCGCTCCTAGTGCATTCTTCGAAGGCGATCTCGTGACTTTCTCAGCAGGTAATATCGTAACAGATATGGCTGCTGCATCACCAGGTGCGGTCGTAGGAGTTTTCTACGGAGCTGAATACGTTGACAATGCTTCAGGTGAAGTAAAGTTTGTCAGAAGTATTCCTAGCGGAACTGTAGCTAAAGACAAATACAAAGTGTACGTATATGATGATCCAGATATCATCTATCAAATTGAAGCTGACCAAGATACAACAGCTATCGCAGCAGCAGACGTTGGTAAAAACGTACAGATTGTAGCATCACCAACAGGTGACGCAATCACACATAAATCAGGTCTTGTAGCAGATTCTAGCACAAAGGCAACAACTAACACATTCCCACTAACTATCTTAGCTAGTGCAGAGTTAGATGATTCCTTTACATCAGCTGGAACAACTATGGATATTTTGGTGAAAATCAATACTCATCAATTTGGACTAGGCGCTACTGGCGTAACAGGAATATAATAGGAGGATAAATTATGGCTATATCAAGAGCACAAATCCTTAAAGAACTGGAGCCAGGGCTAAACGCGATTTTCGGAACTGAATATAACAGATACGAAAACGAACACGCCGTCTTGTTCGATGAGGAAACATCCAACAGAGCTTTCGAAGAAGAAGTACTCTTCCCAGGCTTTGGTAATGCAGGTGAGAAGTTCGAAGGTGCACCAGTATCTTACGCTGAATCAGGCGAAGGTTATGTATCACGATACACTCACAAGACTGTAGCACTAGCATTCTCATTAACTGAGGAAGCTATGGAAGATAACTTATATGATAAGTTGTCAACCAGACTAACTAAAGCTTTAGCAAGAGCAATGGCTTCTGCTAAGCAACTTACTGCAGCTAACGTGTATAACAACGCGTTCAGTGGTTCATTCACAGGCGGTGATGGGCAACCATTAATTTCTAATGCACACCCATTACAAAACGGCAGCAACGGTTCTAACAGACCTGCTACTTACGCTGACTTATCTGAAACATCTTTAGAAACAGCATTAATTGATATTGCTGGATTTACAGATGACAGAGGTGTACCAGCTGCAATTCAAGGTAGAACCTTACACATCCCAAGACAATTGGTGTTTGTTGCAGAAAGACTAATGAAGTCTCCAAACAGAGTTGGTACTGCTGACAATGACATCAATGCGATCAATTCTATGGGTATGCTTCCTGGTGGATACTTTGTGAACCACAGATTCACAGACACTGATGCATTCTTCATTAGAACTGACGCTCCTAACGGTACAAAGATGTTCAACAGAGCAGCGATGAATACCAAGATGGAAGGTGACTTTGAAACAGGTAATGTACGATACAAAGCCAGAGAGAGATACTCATTCGGTTTCTCTGACTGGAGAGGTGTCTACGGAAACCAAGGTGCTTAATCACTAATTAGGGTTGGGGGTATCCATTAAGGTGCCCCCTTCCAGTATCAACAACCATTGACTGCATAAGCAGACTATAAAAGGAAGGATAGACAATGGGAAAAACGACTTTTTCTGGTCCAGTACTAGAAGGTAAAGAAGGTGTAAACATTGAAACTAAAGGTTCAAACTACACTGTTACCACAGCAGATTCAGGTAAAACATTTGTAAGCTCAACTGACGGAGTTGTGTTTACATTACCAGCAATCGCGGTTGGTTACTCTTTTAAATTTGTAAACAATGCTCCAGACGGAACTAATGCTTTAACAATCAGCCCTGCGGCTGCTGACGGTATTACATATGCTGGTTCATCAACAGATAACAAAGACCTAATCAATACTAAGTCAACTTCTAAACAAGGTGACTATGTTGTAATTTCATCACTTAATGGAACTGTAGCATGGCAAGTTACTGAAGTTAGAGGAACTTTCGCTAAAGAAGCGTAATGATTAACGGGGGAGGCAACTCCCCCACAACAAGGAGTTTATAATGGGTTATAAATCAGATGTAAAAGCAACCACCAGAACTAGTGATGGAAGATTTGGTGTAGCGGTAAATGCTACAGATAACTTTTTAGGAAGAGTAAGAATCAAATCAATCCAAGCAGCAGGTGTCGCTTCATCAACTGTTAAACTATATGATGGTTCAAGTGCGTCAGGTACTTTAAAATTTCAAGCAGGTTTCGGTACTGATGGATTAAGCATGCTATTGCCAGAGGATGGTATAGTATTTGAAGATGGAGTATATTTAGATTTAACAGCTACTACTTCAGTAACAATTATCTACTGTTAGTAAGGGGGGCACGTGGCAACTTCTGGCACATATACATTCAGCTTAGACATAGCTGAGATAATACAAGAGGCGCATGAGCGCGTCGGATTAGAACTTAAGTCGGGCTACGACTTGGTGACAGCTAGACGTTCCCTTAACTTACTTTTAACTAAGTGGGTCAATGAAGGCGTGAATCTATTCACTCTTGACCTAACAACAATTAACCTCACAGAAGATCAGACAACCGCGACTATTGCGGCAGGGCAATATCTAGATATTTTAGATGCTTCCATACGTGATACAAATACATCGCCTGTTACTGATACTACATGTGAAAGAATAAGTTTATCTGAATATTTAAACTATCCAAATAAATCAACAGAAGGTAAGCCTGTACAATACGCTGTAGAAAGAAACAGCCAGTTTGATTCATCAGGTGCAAACACTCACACGATTCATTTATTTCCTCGACCAAACCAAACTTACTATCAGTTACTATGTTGGACAATCAGATATCCACAAGATGTAACAGATACCTACACTCAAAACCCAGACATACCTAGAAGATATTTACCTGCGTTAATCAGTGGCTTAGCTTTTGAATTAGCTAATAAGAATCCTGATAAAGTAGATGCAGCTAGACGCGGTGAATTAAAATCTATTTATGTAGAAGAGTGGCAGTTTGCAAAAGAAGAAGATAGAGAAAGAGCAAGTTTTTATATTCAACCTAAGATTCGCGGGTACTAAGAGCGATGGCTAAAAGAGCTTCAGGTAAATATGCATATCTGATAGACGATCGTTCAGGCAGGAAGATACGCTACAAAGATGCGCGAACAGAGTGGAATGGGCTTCGAGTTTACAAAAAAGATTGGGAGCCCAAACACCCGCAACTCACACCACCGAAGCTTGGACCCGAAGCAACATCATTAGATAATCCAAGACCAGACGCAGATAACGTACCTACAACAGTACGCTTTGGTATTTATGGTTCTGGTTATTCACCACCCGCACAAACAGCAATAGGTACTTTAAAGATTGCAGTTGTAGAGGAAGCAGATTCTCTACTAATGCAGACTGCATTTGGTAGTCCAATCATTGCTACTGGAACAACTTTAGCAGGTGAATCAGCAACCATGTCACGTGGTTCTATTACCGTTAATACATCAGAAGATTTAGATTCACAACTACTACAAACAGCATTTGGTTCATTTGACTTTAGTGCACAAGAAAATCTAGTTGGTCAGTCAGCTGCTACAGCAAATGGTAGCCCAACACTTAGTGCTAGCTCAACAGCAGATCCATCTGGTCAAAGCCTAACATCAGCCCAAGGTTCTACAAACTTCAGTGCTCAAGAAAATTTAGATGGGCAATCTGCTT